CGAGAACGTTTTCGCCCACAACCCAACGCGGCTGAATTTCTCTAATTGCTCTAAGCATTTCCGGCCAGAGGTGTCGCTCATCATCTTTACCTTTCCGTTTTCCTGCAAGGCTGTAAGGCTGACATGGTTACGGGAACCCGCCTGTGAGAACAATGTCATCTGCTCTCCAGCGGGTTCCAAATCTTTTTGTAAGTTCTTCATTTAATTTTTTGTACGTAAATGTTTTTATATCATCATGATGATAAGCATCAGGCCAGTAATAATTTAAAATTTTATTCCCAAACGGATTTATTTCACAAGATGCAATATTTTCCCATCCCATCCATTCCGAGGCAAGGTCAAAACCACCAATGCCACTAAAAAGGCTAATATGTAACACATTTCCTCCCTTTTGTATATTGGTTGTTATGCGGAGAATATTTCCGTGTATGTTCTGCTTTTGGTAAGCACTCTAAATTCTCAATCCTATTGTCTGCTTTATTATTATTTAAGTGATGTATATCCCAGCCATTCGGAATCAATCCCGTTTCTTTTTCCCATATATATCTGTGCATTAAACATCTATTATCTGTTGTTAATTCATAATAACCATGCGCTCTTAATGTAAATTTTTTACCATTGTACATTTGGTGTGGCTGAAAATTTATACCCCTTAAAACAAAGCCTCTGTTTTTAAATGCCTTATAAATACATTGTCGTGTTACAGATAATACTTTTGATACTTGTCCAAGTGACAACCCTTCCAAATATAATTTATAAGCATTGTCGTATTTTTCATTTTTATTTCTTCCCATAAATCTAAGTTACTTATTAAAGTTTACAAATGTAAACCTTTTATTAAATATATTTTGTACTCATTGAGATTCAATACCTGAAAATAAGCTGCCGTGATTCATATTCTTTTATCTTGTGTTTCCCAATTTCGTTTCATTTCTTTTACCATTTCTTCAATCTCTGCCCTTTGCTCTGGATACTTATTCCAGAAGTACCTTTCCCGGTTTAACCTGTAATCGCGGATCTTTACCGGTTCCGTGTACGGCTTTGGTTTAGCCTTTGGAGCTTTATACTCTTCGGTGGCGTTGCCGTAGCCGTCGGTTTTGATTCTCTTTAGTGCCATTAAAAAATATTTAATTTACGAATCGAGCTATAATCAGAATTGAATTCTACGTTTTTAAAACAATCAATATACTGTTTAATGTACGGAATGTTTTCTACATCAGTTATCGGAACAATTACATTAGGTTGCAATAAATCAAGTTTAATGAACACTGAGGCCAGTTTTTCATCTGGTAGTAAGGTTGTAGTAAGGTTGTAGTTAACTTTTTTTTGCATGACCTTTTGATTATCAGTACTTTAGATTTTATTCTGTAAGGTAGTAAGGTTGTTTCAAAGACTTTCTATAATATAAAATACATAACACTATATAAATTTACTGTACCTATGTTTTAATTAAATATATTTTACTACCTTACTACCTTACTACTTTAAATTTTGTCTTTTAGTATTTAAACCTCCAAATATCGGAAGGTATCTTATTGGCTTGCTTTAACTTTACCCTTTTAATTTTACGTTCAAAAATAGCTTGTTTATTAGCCTGCGACTTTTTATATTTTTCAATCCATATTTTGTTTTTTAGGTCTTTTAACTGTTTCCTGTTTTCAGCTATTTTTTTTCTTTTACTTGTAATTTCAGCGTATTTAATATTATCACTTAAAATCTGCTCCTTTGTTCTGTATAATCTATTTCCAGGCGCACAATTTAAATGGTCACAGGCATTGTAAAGATTAATATAATAGCATTCTAAAGTATTTAATTCATGTTTTTGACATAAATGAATTATCTCAAATAGATGTTTTTCATAGCCAAAACTTTTAAATGACTCATAAAGCTTTCTTTGGCTTTTGGCTAAATATAATCGGTATTGATACCACCTTTTTTTTATATCAATACTCTGACCAATGTAAATTTTATTGTCTGGACTTGTTATTTTATAAATTCCTACCATAGCTAAAAACCCCCATCAATACAAAGGCAATCCAGTTTGCCGAGGTGGCATAAGGCGATGTATTAACAGGGATATTTTAAATGTTTTCATAACTGAATTGCATTATAAATATACAAAATTTTTATCACTTTAAAATACAATAGGTTCACTATTTTCGGTAGTAGGGTTGGTAGTAGGGTTAAACAAGGTTACTACCTTCCAAGCATAGCACGGAACCCCGTTCATTTTAGTACTTAACTTACTGAATCCCAATGACTTCATCCTAATTCCAATCATGATATTTGATAGGTTTATTTGCGATTTCATCTTAATAACGCTTAAAATATCCGTAGAAGTAAAAAACTCAAAACGCTCATATTCGTCTGGTATTCTAAAGAATTTCATTATCATGTCCTGTTCTTGAGACGTAGCCTCAAACTCTTTTGTACTCTCATTTAGTATTTTTATCTCATCTCCGTTCAAATTATAAATTTCCTGATTGGCATTATACAAATGATATATTTCATAAAAAAGATCTGATTTATTAATTGAGTTGTACAATTCAAAATCTACACTTAAAACCCTTACCGGGAGAATTCTTCTATTGCCTGTGGGGTCACTTAGCACTCCTTCGTAGTTAGTTGTACCACAAAGCATCGCAAGCCTGTTAAGGTCAACGGAAACAACACCGTAAGGCTCTCTGATTGAAAATGTTTGTGAAGAAGTAAGTCTATTTAATATTTTTGATTCGCCTTTAGATTTGCCACCCATTTCATCATCCATTATAATGAGCTTTTTAGTCATTAGAATTTCAGAATCTTTGCCCTGATCTAATTTATCTTCTGCGTAATAAGATTTTAATTCGTTTGGCAGTAGCCTTCTAAACCATTCGGTTTTACCTGTATTTTGGCCACCTACTAGGACTAAAACTAAAGGAGAATGTTTACCGTTTACTGAGGCCATTAAAGATGCCAGCCACTTAGTTATAAACATTTCATAGTTAGGTGTATCAGTTGTTATTGAGGCAATTAGTTTATCAATATTTCCAGTAGGTTTACGCTTTTTATGTTGACTAAGAAACGCATAAAAAGGGTTGTAACATTCCGTAAAATCAGAAAAAATAACGCTTTTAACGAGGTCTTTACTTGACTTATTAATAACAGTTTTGCACTCAATAAATATTGTATTGAGATCAATATCGGTTATCGGCTTGCCATCTATTTCAATATTACGGCTTATTTCATTGCGTGACATTTTATAATTTTCAGTTATAAAACGCTTTATTTGATTAATAATATTTTTGTCATCTACCGCCTTGACTTCAATATTTTCTTTTTTAGCAAGGTTGTAAATAAAATCAATCGGAACTGCATTTTTACCTGTTCTTATTAAATGTGAATATTTTTTATCGGTTTTCAATTGATCGTAACCTTGATTGACTGAGCTTAATAAATGAAAATAATCTCTACCTTTTTCGCCAAATTTATTGCAAAGTGCAAATCCAATATTAATCCAATTCCCATAGTCCTCAGTTAAATCTTTATTGTTACTCACGATTGAATTAACAAGGGTTGTAAATTCAGAATCTACAAAAACATAATTAGTAGGTTCATATTTTTGTTTCGGATAAGCCTTAACCTTTACAGGGACTGCATCCTTATTGATATACAAATCTGGATCGTAGGATACAAACCTTGCTCTGGAAATATCCTTGCATTTTTCATCTACTTCAATTATGCCGTAGGTATCTAAAAAATACTTTGCCAAAAAATTGAAACTTTCTAAATGTAATTTAGGATCTATGATACAAAGCACACATAAGCCGGAACCTCCACAGCTGACAAATACTGAATGAACATACCTATCACAGCAAATTTGATCTCTTACATCATTTGTATTTTTTAGCCCATCAATATCAATAGCAATAAAACCTGAATGTTCGGTCAAACTATCTGAATTACGCTGAGTAAATAAACCGGAAACAGTGACTAAAGGAAGTTTCTTTTTATTGTCGTGCGTTTTATTATTTCTATAATTTAAAACCTGGTCCTGCCAATACCCATCTTTTATTCTGTCTAAAAATGTTAAAATAGACAAACTTTCGCCATTCTTTGTAATGTTTGCGTTTGGGAATAATGAAATTAATGAATCTTTCATGAGCAATTTGAGTAATAATAGATCAATTTTTTATTAAATGTTTAAATTTTTTAGCCAAAAATATTATACTAAAACCTTATCAAGTAAATCATTGATTGAGTTTCGCACCATTTCCGGCATTGTGGCCTTATCATTTAGCATCATAGCTAAATGAGTTTGCCCTATGCCGATTTTTTCAGCTATGAATTTTTGTTTTAATCCCGAATTTCTTATTCGATCTCTTAATTGTTTCATAGTTTAAATTTAATAAAAATTAAATACATAAGCAAATTAAATTCTTAACCAACCCTAAACATCCAAAATTCGGCTCCGCAGCAATCACGGTAATGGTGGCGGGAGGTTATGGGTTTTGGTTTCATAAAAATAGTTTAGTTTGCAACTTGTGTAAATTAATCCGCTTCATTGCAGCGTTATAGTACTCTCGGTCAAGTTCGCAAGCCGTTAAATCAAATCCGTAATCGTGGCAGGCAATAGCTATTGAGCCAGAGCCTAAATGTGTGTCTAAAATCTTGTCGCCGGGTTTGGCGTATTTGTCGAGAAGCCATTTGTAAAGGGCAACGGGTTTTTGGGTGGGGTGGATCTTATCACTTGTTCGGTTATCGAACTTGAATAAACTTGCAGGTTTTTCAAATGAAGTCCATGCAAATTCTGTTTGAGAAAAGTTTTCCCACGGCTGGCATTTATCCCAAATGATATACCCCCGTGTTCTTCCTAAATTAAAATAATTACCACCCCAAATGATTTGATTTTTAGAAACTCTTAATAATTCATTAAAATAACTTTGTTCAGGTGCAATATCCCATTTTGTATTTCCTTTATTTAAGGCTCTATTTTTCAGCTTACCAGCTCCTCTTAAGGCTCTATTTGAGTGCAACGAAACCCCACCTATCCCATACGGCGGATCGCAAATGGCAAGGTCTGCCCATTTATCAGGCATTTTTGCCATTAAATCCATACAATCAGCATTATAAATATTAATGCCTTTTTGTTCTATCCAATTAATTTTTTCAAGCATTACGTTAGTTATTTCCATAATAATAATCCAGCACCCA